AAACGGATGGGTCTATGAAGGTTGATGTCTTTGACGTCATGATCGTGGCGGGGTTCGCATTCTCCATCTTTTCTGCTCTTTTATTTGCCTATGCTTACTTTCGAAGTAAGGTAGGGAATGCTACGATTGAGCAACAAGGCAAATTAATTGAAGCCTTAACAGGTCGAGTGGATACTCTCACAAGTGAGAATACTATGCTACAAGCAAAGTCTGCCTCACAAGAGAGTGACATTAAGATGCTTAGCGACCGCAACCATTATTTGGAGGGATTAGTTACAGGCAAGACAGAACTTGCTGCATTGAACTCCTTGATGCATGAAATGCTTGCTTCCCTTAATGTCATTAGAGACGGAATGATCGCAAATGTCACTACCATTACCCCCCGACAACATCAACACCAACACTCCGAAGGTGGAACGTAAGGTTGTTGGCGCCACCGTAGGTGCAGGTACAGGAACAGTTATCTCAACTTTCTTAGTATGGGTCCTTGACGAATATCTTTGGAAGACAGACAGTGTACCTGATCCAGTAGTTGGAATGGTATTCCTTATCGTATCTACTGGACTTGCTTTTGTAGCCGGGTATAATACTAAATCTACTGTATAACAGATGAATAACCCCTCTTGACAGGTGGTGTCAAGAGGGGTTATCTTTGTCTTATGAGAGCCATTCAGGAGTGGCGGTTAGAAGCAGTTTGTCGTGAACCTGAATTTTCTGAGCCCTTTAAGACAAACCCAAAACGTGCTAAGCGTATCTGTAATACATGCCCTGTAGCGAGCGAGTGCTTTCAGTATGCTCTGATTTATGATGAATGGGGTATCTGGGGTGGAACCACATTCAAAGAGCGTCATTCAATGATATCTAATTCTCCTCAACTTCAAGCGGATCTAATTCGTCAAGCCAAATCTCTAGGTCTGTACGAGAGTCGATTTTCAATTGTTGATTACCTTGACCGTTCTCGGAAGGAGGCCGCTGAGTCTGATCTTGGGCTAATTGCATAAGAATCGCCAAAGCATCAGGTGGAATCGTGTAATCAACAGGAATCTGTGCACGCTTCCATCTTTCGTCCGCTGTCCTCATAGGGTTCCAATCAATGCCAACATCTGCCAGAGCAGCAATTCGGCACTTAGAGGAACATACGGATACAAACTGATAAGATGTCATAAAGATTTGGTGGCACTTATCACAAAACTTGCTGATAAATTTGTCCGGGTGCTCAAGGAAAAGTAAGACGGCTTGGGCTTCCCGGGCTTTTGCATCCCTTTCTTCTTTAATTCTCTGAGATTGAACTTCTTCTACGCTGATGCCTAATAGTTCGGCGATAGCGGCATCGTGTCGAGCGTTTTTGGTGCTTTCCCTCACAGTTTCACACCCCTAAGGTCTATTTCCTTGATACCCTGAGATACGAAATAGTAGATTCCGTGATTGTAGGCGTCCAATACGTGAGTTTTATCGTGGCTCATTCCCTTAGTTGATACACCCCACTTCTCTGCTGTCTCCTTGATTGAGGATGGTTGTTTGATCATTTCACATCGATTGAAATGGCCATGAGCCATGATAATGCCTATGGCTATCGAGGCTGGCATATCTGAGCCACCCTGCGGTGTGTCGGGATCGAGAGTAAAACTCTCATAAATAAAACCATGAGGTTTCAATAGTAGGTCTTCTAACAAGTCACAAAGTTGGTCATGATCCCAGGCGGTACCCATGTCAATGAAATCGCCGGCCTCATTCCATTTTGCCCACCCTGTAGCCTTGCCAGGATCGAATGAGATATACGCTAATTCTTTGTTGGCCATTTGAGGATGTTCTCCGAAATCTTCTTATTCTCCTCTATGAGAACCCGCTTCATAGAACGAATACTATCAGGGTTCTCATGCTTGCATGTCCAGCACCATTCAGCGATGATATCATGAATACATAGTGCATCATTACGGGACATCGATTAGGCTTTCGTTATGGATTGTGCATACATGAGCGGCGACCGCAGGGTAGATAAAGTTAACAACTATGTAGGCTCCTGTAGCTGGGGTTTTAGTTTCTTCTTCAAGTACAATACATGTGCCTCCGACTAAATCATCTGGAATATACTTCCAAGGCTTAGTGAGAAACTCTTGCTCAATCTCTTGCTGAGTGCCAAATCCCATTATTCCTTACCCCATTCGTGAACATCAACTTTGAATGCAACACCAAAGTCAGGGACAACGTCTTCTAGGACTTTCTTGATAATACGGCTGTAGTACTCAACTTTGCCCTTGATAATCTCAAAAACAATTGAGTCATGTACTTGGAGAATCATCCTGCACTCAGGATTATCCCAACCAATCGCATCGGCAAGACGAATCATTTGTCGTTTAACTATATCAGCAGCGCCTCCTTGGATAACAGCATTAAATGCTTTATGAGCTTCTCCGTATGGATCTTCAAAGTGGCGTCGCCTGCCGGTCCATGTTCGTACAAATCCCTGACCTTGACATGTCTGGGACGCCATTTGGATAATCTTACGGAATCCTGTGTAAGTATTAAAGTAATTGTCCCTGATGAACTTAGCGTTCTCCTTTGGAATGTTAAACGCTTCACTGATCCGCGTGACTCCCCCACCAAACTGAATGGTATAGTTGAGAGTTTTTGTATCGTGTCTAAGCATTCCCAGGTCGATCGACATTTCAGTAAAAATGTCGCGGTCGGGATCGTTGAATATCTCGATAAGATCCGTTTGTTGCGCATATGCTGCCCCTAAGCGAAATTCTAGTTGCGAGTAATCCGCTTCGATAAGGACGTACCCATCCTCCGCAATAAAGCCTTGCTTGACGCTACCATGCCAGGGCTTAGTCGAGATTCGGGGGATTTGCTGTGTGTTAGGTGTATCACACGATAAACGGTGGGTGACCGTACGATGTAAATTGAAATTTGGTCTAATCCTGCCATCCGGTGAGACATGATTGAGATACGCCTTCCAATACGAAGATGTCGCTTTTTGGTAGCCACGATACTCCAAAACTAGCTGTGCTACAGGAGAGTTGAGTTTCTCAAGATAACCTTCATAAACTTCCATAGCCTTCTTATCGAAGGATGGATTATCCGTCTTTTTCGATTTCTTGACAATGGGTAAATCCAGTTTGGTAATTAGTAGTTCTTCAAGGTCATTCCTAGAGCCAGGGTTGAGTCCGAGTTCTTTGGAGATTTCCTTCATTCTGGATTCCCCACGTTCGAGTTCCCTAGCGGCTAACTCTAAATCAACCTTGGCTCCTGTTAATTCAATGTTGTTGAGTAATAGCATAAAGCGTTTATCGTATTCCCAAAGTTCTCCGTTGGTTTGATCCTCACTGTCATAGATGGGTTTATAGTGGTCGTATATAGGTCGGAGAAGGGTGGCGTCGGTGGCCGCATATTCGCCCATGCTACTAGGTGGCATTCCGTCCCAACCAAGGAGTTTAATGGCTTGGTCAAAATGCTTGTCTCTGGCTTTACCTGGTAATCCGAGTTCTTTGGCGACGTAATCGAGTCTATAGGAGAGTTTGTTCTCATCGACTGAGTGCGCGAGAAGCATAGTATCATCAAAGTCCAAAGGGCAAGTAATACCAAGAGAACGCAAAGCCAACATATCATGACGAGTATGATGACAAACAATCTTCTTGCCCCCTTTCTCAATTAGTTCTTTTAGTTCATCCCTGTACGATAGAGATATATTGTTGATTTTATGCCGGAATGGAAAATAGTACGAGTACGCAACGGATTCATCAACAGCAAAGTCAATAGAGGTACCGATTGTATATCCACGCCCATCCTTGAGGCTCTGCCCGTTGGACTCCGTGTCAACGTGTAGCCGCTTAACTTGGGGTAAGCGTGCCATTCCCAGAAAGATTTGGAATTCACTGTCCTCTTTAGAGTTGGAGATTGGCTTTTCCAGAAGGGGGCTCTTGTTGATCACCCTCATTGGGTCCGTCATCTACAGGCTTCTCCCTAATCAGAGCATTCGGGGCAATCTCCTCGAATACTAATCCGCGGGGCTGTCGCATAATGTGAAGTTTCTTTGGTTGTTTTGCGAGACGGACTTTAGGAAAACTGAGTTCAATATCCATTGACTTGTCGTTGGCCCACATATTCATTACTGTGGTAGGATTGGCGGTTAGATAGAATGATCCATAGATGTCGTCTAGTTCTTTGGGCCGGCGATTTCCTACTTGGGCTTTTCTATTATGGTGGATGAGTCCGACTGTGGTGTCGTAGTTGAATCGCATTTCGTCAGCAAAATCCATGACAGCTTTAGAGTTGGTTTCATCGAGCGCCGCCTTAGTAGTCTTAGATAGTGAGTCGAAAGATGAAATCTCCGGTTTGTAGCGATCAAGCATTCGTAGTATTTTGGCTCTGTCAGTATCTGAATCGAATAAGAGGCTCTGTCCAATAGGTACGAATCTAAAGTTTTCTTGGAGTAAGGCTCGTTCGTCATCAGTTAGTACCGAATCCATTTCTTGGTGGATCACCTTTAACTCAACAACATTCATCTCCATAGAAACGAACATTACCTTACGAGGTTGGGTAATCTCCCAATGGAACATTGGCTTACCTATAGCCTGGCACATAAGCATTTGGATCATTAACTGAGTCTTGCCAACCCCAGGCTTACCAGAGATTAGCAATAGCCCCTGTCGCTGTAGTATACCAGGGATTAACCAGTCTACGTAAACTTCCTGTTCTTTTAGTTCATTCCAACTCAATACCTGTAAATCATCTACTACTATTTCGGGATCAAGTGGATACTTGTGCCGTGCTCTATTGATTAGGTCAAGAAGTCGCTTGTCCCTGTCCCTACGTCCTACAAATTTTTGCCACCGCTCATCGGCGTTGTATAGCACCGAAAATGCTTCCTCGTCAGACATGCGCAGTTCAGCACAGACGTAGGCAAGGCGCATCAAGGCAGAGGACCGAGTCCCTACTGCCATTTCATTCTTACGGAAGAATAAGAACTCTTCTGTCGGCCACTTATACTTGGCTACTACTGATAATACATCGGGTACTTCATCAAGTTCGATGGAGTCTTTAGCGAGTTGTTTGGGAACAGTAAGTCGTGAGAAGTGATCTTTTGTATATTCAGCACTGTTTTGTGAGACAACCCTGACAAACTTACCACGCTTATGATTTTTCGTCCCAGGCGGCCGTAATATTTGGGTGGAATCCCAACCGCTCGAATCGGCATGTAGTGTATAGGTAATAGCTCGATTCGTACTTTCGATAAATTCTTGGTCGGACTGAAAATCGTCAAGATGCCAGTAGAAATGCTCATGGCCCTCGTTAGACGATTTGATTCGGAGGGAGGGATGGGGAATCTTGTCACCGATGACATCAGGTTTAGGGGCGTTACCATCGAATTCAGCCCATAATACTTGGGACCCATAGATATTCTCCTTTGATACCTCCGTTGGAGAACGATACAATGCTGGACCAAAATAACACTCGGCTACAGGAGTGTACGTCAGTACGTGCTGGACGAGTTCTGTGCGTTGCTCTGGCCATTGAAAAAAGAAGGTTCCCCACTCACCTTCTTTGTCCTCGCTTTCTGGCGATTTAATTGGGGCATATACAAAGCCAGAGTTCTTACCCCACATAAACTCAAAGAATTCATCCAACTCGACTTCCGGGCGTAAACTAATCACGCCATCTGTCAAGTCTCTTCTCCCCTTTCATTGACTAAAAGGGCCAACCTTATGTGCTGACCCTTCTAGTGTACCACGGTTGTCAAGCAGGGTTGACGACAAAACCCGTCTTATTGAAGACGGCAATGAGAGAGGATTCGATCTGTTCTTGAGTGACAGGAGGAATGACGAGGTCTTGTGCGAGTTGTTCAGAAATCATTGTGGAGAGTTCTGCATAGTCAATGGTAACAGGTGGTTCATTAGCCGCAGCACGAGCCTCAGAATAGGCTAGACGCAATAGTTGAAGAACGCTAATGTCACTGCCATCTACAGGTGAACTAGTTACCTTAGTCCAGGATGACTCTCTGACACTGGCATCAAATGCATCTGGTCCAGGATTAAGGCGCATCATAAGAGTCTTAGCTTGTTCGCCAGCAATAAGGAAGTTCCAAACCCTTAGGGCGATGTCATCTAGATTTTGCTCTGTGAGGTCCATATCTGCCCCGCCTTCCTTTACTCCTGGATAGATGACAGTTTTGATTTGTTCAATCTTCTTGTTTCCCGGACAAATCTTGCCATAGGCACTGGACCAGAGTTCCCCGCCACTCACTACGTGAGGTTCTATACCTAACTCATGCCAGCCAATACCCTTAGTCTCTGGCCTTGAATCGGTCATTAACTGAATTGGGAATCCGTCGACCCCCTGTAGCCAAATGTGAAGATTGATTTGAGAATTTAATTGGGCAGAGGTCCAAGGCTCAGTCTCGGGAGAATTAACTCCTCCTTGAGTCTCAATACTCAAAAGAGTAGGGTTACCATCCAAATTACAAGGGGCGACATAATCAGTATCTACATACTGTTCTACGGTGCCGTCTCTACGTACATAGAAATGGCTACAGGGGTTACCAGGTTGATTAAAGTAATTGAATAAAGAGGCTGCCTCGGAGACCGCGACGTGGTTACATACTCCACGTCCCTTTTTACGCTTCGATGCGTTAGAGCCACCAGGGTTGAACCTGGTAACCTTTTTAATTATAGCACCTGGATACCAAGGCATTCTTCCTACTTCACGTTAACATCGAGATTGGCTACAATGAAGACGATTAATGCGACAACCGCAAGTACTAAAACAACTGTGATTAAAACAGAGTTGTACACTACTCCCTTCTCGTTCATTTCCCTCCTTCCTTCGAGTTGGGGTGTTACTCGCTGGGGATTAAGGACTCGAACCTTAACTAAGAGATCCAAAATCTCTCGTGCTGCCAATTACACTAATCCCCATATGCCTTGCTAGTATCGCCAATCCCAATTCAGACCATCAGGCTGTTGTGCATAGGACACACAGCAGATTTGGTCGTTGTCCATTACATGAATACCACCTGGATGCCATTCACCATCATAGTAAATTTTAGTGAAAGTTTGGGCTCCTAGTCCTTGACCAATTGCTACGGACTTGCGGTGATTACTAGCAATGGTGGAGTAGAAGCAGGTACTAGCCATCGAGTCTGCAGTATTGATATACATATTGACATTGGCATAGTAATTGCCATCATAAGTAACTGACTTCCAACTACAAGGACCACCTGGATAGTCTGAACCAAATACATCAATAGTTTCGCGTTCCCAGAAACTGGCGCAGTTATTGCCATCTTCATAATAAAGATAGCCATCATTCATCTGGTAGTCCCATTGCTCTGCCATTACTTGCAGAGCAAAAGGTGAGTGATTATCTACACAAACCCAAGGGACAGGTCCACCATTATGCCAATCACGCCATCGAGCCTGATCCCAATAGGGGTGAATAACTTCGGCTGTAACCTTTGTGGTGACTGTAGGTGCCTCAGCCGCAGTGCTTGCTAATGTCGATAATCCGAAAAAAGCAACCGCTGCAACGAGGACGAGTACGATTTTATTCTTCATTTCTCTCCTTTATTGATGGACGTACCGATGAAGGGATTCGAACCCTTATGTACTAGTGTACCACGGATTTTAAGTCCGCTGCGTCTACCATTCCGCCACATCGGCTTGTGCTACAGGGCCAGTGACCTTTAGGTGGGGTCGAATCCACCAAGGGCAGTACTTTAGGTCCCGACGTATCCCTTATTTCACAGTTTCCGGGAAGTCCTATCCTAAAGCCCTGTAGCCGTTGGAGATAATGGCAGTTGGCAAAATCATTATCTCCAACCCCATCGCAGGTAGGAACCGTAAACCGCCCTGCGATGGCGTTCCTCTATTGAATTAAAGAGAGGGCTGGTAGTTTGTACCCAGAGTACTTCATTTACTGACTAGCAACCTGGCTAAGTGACTGCGTGGCTTATTCCCGGCAAATCGACGGGGCCCAGTCCTTCCTTGTATTTAGCTAGTCCACCCTCTTGATCTAACAGGAGCATCTGGGCCGCCAGTCCCGTCCTGTTAGAACTCTACAGTGGTTCCTAGGCGAAAGGGTCAGCGGCGCTATCCTCCACCAACTTTACGCTTTGCACATTGACGCGATCCTCGGAGTTCTTAATCGTCACGTCAACTAAACCGACCTCAAGGAAATGCTTGGATTCCACTGAGTTCTGCATCTCATCAGGAATACCAAGAGAAACCATGCGCTGCTTAAGGAAGGAAATCTGCTGCTCAGCCTTTTCCTTAACCTCGTCGTCAGCACCCTTCTTCTTCTTGAGGTCTTCCTCAGACTTGTAGCCCTCAAGTTCGTAAGGATGGGGAATGGTCTTCCATTCCTTGATCTTGCGACCCTTCTTGGGGCCCTCAATAACCTGGTAAGTAATAGCGAGACCAGGGTTACCACTAGACTTCGCAATCCGCTTTACTGCCTCGATGATCTTGCACTTATAAGTATCATCAGGAAGGAAGAAAGGGTTAGCATTTGCACCAGCAACATCTAGTTCGCCAAAAAGGCTCATGTTATTGTCCTAATCCGAAGGAAGCGAGTTCCAGCTTTTGTTCTTCAATTTTCTTTGGATCAAGTGGTGAAGTTGGGGAACCTTCTTCTTGCCACTTAGTTAGAATCTCTCGTAAGTTGGGGTCATCTTGAATTACGGGCAATCCTCCGATGCGAGATTTGGCGACTATATTTCCTGAGGGGTGGAATTGCATTCTCCTAGTATACACAGGCGTGGCATTGTCGTCACTACCCTTTTGCCGTGCCGTAGTCATACGGATTACCTGAGTACAGTATCCCTCAATGGTCTTATAAACTTCTGGTGTGAACTTTGGTTGGATGAGTTTATAGCCAGTGTCGTCTTTGTCATCGAATACACGATCATGGGCGATTAGAACGATATTGACCGGAGCCAACATTAGCTTAAGGTATGCAGCCTTTAGCCTGAATGTGTTCTGATTATAGACTCCGAGCATGTCGTCCATGAAATCGAAGTTATCACCCTTCCTTTTCTTGTAACCCATTCGTTCCCGAGTCACAAGATCAAGATCAAGTACACCAGTATTAGTAGCGGTATCGACCATCAGAGTATCGAAATGATCGAAGCCCTCAACTCGTTCCAGAAATGCATCGGACAAGGCTTCTAATTGCGACAGGCCCTTGTACCGCATTGGGATAATTCGAGTTTTCCAACCTAATTCTGGATGATTGCGGAAACTAGAACTACCACCAGGATCAACAGCAAGATATAAGATGCTCTCGAAAAGCGAACCTCCCGCGATAGTCTTACCCACTCCTCCTCGTCCATAGATAAGGCCCTTCCAATAATCGGGCTCGTCTGGATCAAAAAACGCATCATTCAGCGCCTGTAGCCGAGCGTTATCCATCGAGTTCTACCTTTGTGTATCCGTAAGAGCGTGGTTTGTAATGAGCCTCAAGGGTGCGAGTAATATCTCGTCCCTCATTCATCATTTCACAGGGCAGTTTAAATGGACAGTTACGACAGACCATCTTATTCAGTTTCGGGACGGCCTCTTCTAACTGCAATTCTAGGGGTAACTTCTGGCGATCGATGATCCTCTTACTAAGGATCATTTGGTAGTTCAGAGAACTTTTGACTCTTTCTTCTGTAAGATTGATTGAAGCACGATTAAATAAATCAGTATCAGACTTCTTTGGAATGAGACCCGCATGGAACCTCGTTCGCAACTGATTAATATATCCATTACTGACCGGGATGCCAGCATACCTGATAGCGGAAACATACTTTGGCAGTTGCGGATTGAGTTTGAGGTCGTCGTCCGTGTAGAAATCATAGGTGAATTTGTGGTCCACCAGAATGTACTTGCCACGTTCCCTCCCCACCTTAGCCCGGACGAGTAGATCGAGACGCATACCGTACCAAAACTCTTTGTTAATCGGTAGGTAAAAGTCTTCCTCTACTGCGATGATTTCGCACGTTGCTGGGATGACGTCTTGGGCAATGTATCGGGTGACGAGGGCGTGGACCATTGAAAGCACTTCTGGATCATTGTTACCATCCATGAACATTTGCGTGAGGTCTTTAAGTGCTTCCCTCTCCGCTTCATCCTTACTCATTCCTGCCTTGATGGCACGGTAGTAGACGGCCAATATCTCGTGTCCGAGAATACCAATACCAAGAGAACGTCCGGGCTGGCGTGGTTCTTTGTTGAAGATAAAAGAGAAAAGGTGCTTGCGCTCACAAGTACCGAAGTTGTCAACCTCAGTATTTGAGATAATGCGTGCATCACCTAACTCAGTGGGGATAAGATCAATGGTCATAGCAAGAGATTCCCATGTAGGAGTATTTAACCTCTTTGTAGGTTTTTGGTACGAAGACTTTGTCACAAAGATCACACTTTTGGACTGCGACTCTTAACTCTGGCTTTCCGCAGTCATGAACCCAATATCCTGATTTCGGGTCAAGTGAATATCCCTTCCTGTCCTCCTTTCCTTTACTTCGGCACATACATACCGCATCTTCAACTTCCTGCGGCAAATGAATCCAATCGATACCCGGCATCGGGGTTCCTTTCAATACATCTAGTGTAGCACACACTAGATGGTGTGTCAAGTGATAACTCGTCTTAGAAAGATTGTGATTGAATCAAAGAATGATCCAACACCGTTGGCTATACCTGTTACTGCATCGGCTGCGGCTGTTGGTGCTCTCCAAAGAAAGTACGCAAGAAATAAGCCGATTACCCAAATCATCCATCTAGGCATTTTGTTTCTTCTCAGATTTATGGACTGGTGTTCTGGCTAACCAAAGATTTTTCCATGACTTAAATTTACGCTCACTAAGCAATGTGTATGTCTTTCCTCCATCTTTCGAGAATGCCTCCCCATTACGGGCATTCTGCCACCATTTAAATCCTGAGTATTCGGCTACATCGATCCATTCTTTCGGATCATCTGTAAGAGGGGTGAGGTTTTCAAAACGCAGGAGTTTGTTAAGGATCGGGATGCAGATTGAGGCTGATCCCCCAGAATGGCCAAATGACGCAAATTCATCAATAACACGGATAAACCAGTCGATAACTTCCGGTTCTTCACCTAGTAATTCCAATTCTGTTCGAGCATGGTCATAAAGTGTCATCATTATCAATCTCCGTGTACTTTAATCGTTTTGTTTCTTTGCCAATACATTTCAGACTCTATTAATTCATCCATTCCGGCTTTGGTGGTGGCATCATGTGTCGCTCCATAACCGGCTTCACCCATTCGTTCCAAATATCCATCATCGTTAAGGGTGTGCCAACGGTTGTGACACTTATGGCAGATTCGATGGACATTCCCCTCACTGTTATTGAGGGTATTTTTATCAGGACCGTGATGTCTCGCTTGCTGTAATCCTTGGGTACAACCAGTAATTGGGTTTTGTCCCCCACCTGCAAATCGAAGCCCTTGCCATTCGCAAGGTGCTGTTCGATCAAGGGGATAATCCCTGGCAGCTCTTTTTCTACCTGTGCTCTGCTGATCTTTAAGGTTAGCGTCCCTTGTGAATCTTCGCTGATGCTTTCTATCATTAATTTCTTCCTCGGCTACAGGGGCAGGGTCACTCGAACAACAACATGGGTCTGATCTACATTCCCAATGTAACCCTGCCCCACAACTTGGACATGCCATTTAATTAAAGATTACGTCCGCCGTGACGGAACGAACGAGTACGATTGTAAGCCATCTTACGTTCGTATTCATATTCTAGGTCGATATTGTGAACACGAGCATAATGAACCAAACGAATAAGAATGTCAGCAAATTCAGAACCTACACCCTCAGGCTTAGGCAGACATCCAATACAAGAATTACGATGATCCCAGGAAGCGGGACATTTACCTGAATGCTGCAAAGGCTCAGGTGGTGTGACATCTTCAAATTTCCAATCCCTATATGCTTCTAGGGCCTCGGAAATTTCAGAATGAAGAAGTGCACATTCATCTCCAAATGTACGATTAGGGTCAGGGTCCCAACCCTTTTCTACACAATTGTTGTATACTTCTTCACTCATCTCTTTGAGAGATTTCATTTAGATGTGCTCCATACATGCTAGACAGATGTTGTCGTGATCTACACAGTATTTACCAACGTCGTGACAATCTACACAGTGCTCGTGACTCTCGGCTTCTTCATCTAATATTACGATAGCCGTTCGTCCATTATGGCCATGAATTTTCTTTACCTTCTCGATATCACTATAAGATGCTACAGAATCGAGTGGTGCTGGCCAGAATACTGCAACTCTCCCATCTGAACTAATCGCCAATTCGGCGACCCTACCGGTACCTGATACACCAGAGATGTCTTCATATCGCTCTAAATAGCCGCGTTTCACGATTAACCTCTTACGTGGTCTTTCTTCGAACCCTAGCGCGTGGTTTCTTTACTGGTTCGATTTCAATAGGGAACTTAATCTCCTTTCCTCTAACTAGAATGCCCCCACTTGGAAGTTTGAAATCGCGCATAGAGTCCCAGATTGGATTAGGGTTGAAATCGAAGTCTTCGTAATTTTCAGGCATTCCTGATACACCTATCAAACTAGCATACCGGTCAATGATCTTTAGATTTTGTATTGGAGTGATAGAGCCTTGGTAGAACATCTTCACTTATAGGTCCCAATCGTTATGGTCTGGCATAGCCATAACGATTGCAATCAGACCTACAATTATTAGTAATATGATTACTTCCGCCATTTTTCTTTTTCAATCTCTTTTAGGAACTTATAACGTACAATATTGTGGCGTGCATCCTCCAATGCGTTGTGTTCTCCCTCGGCTTGATCAGGTAGAGAGGGATTATCCAGATGTTCAGCATACTGCCTCAAATCCATTGTGAACTTCGGAAAGTTCTGAGGAATTCCGATCATAGGGCCAAACAGTTGAGCCATAGCGACATGATCATAGTCACCATACCAAGCCCAAAATCTATTCTTTGTCCCATCCTTTTGATTACGGTCTACAAAATCCATCAATGAGGTTCGAATTACTTCCTTAGGAAGAATATCTGCAAACTCAACACTGTGGTGGAAATTAAGCAGACCAGAACTATCCCAACTAACAGGCAGACTAGGAACTACGTTCTCCATCAACCAATCATGACGCCTGATCCGTTCCCAATCAGCATCTCGATTAACTGCATAGAACTCTTCACCAGTTTCTAAGCAAATCATCCCGAAACTGATTAAGTCGATCGTTTGCCCATCCTCTAGAAATTCAGTGTCATAAAAGAAGTTTGTTTTCATTTTTATCCCTAAAATGCTTGTTGCCCCTGTAGCCAAGTGAGAGCTTTTACCAGTTTCCCGACTTGGAAGGTCACTGGTAGAAGGTGACGAGGCTACAGGGGCAACCCTTTTACCCTTATGGGTGGTCCTGTAGCCACTAAGACTAGCAGCGTACCATTTGAGCGTCAACAGTTTCGTGACTTGAGTAGTAGGCTTTTTCGAGGTCCCATCGTCCGTGCTGGTTGAGCCAGCAGATGTCAAAGGCGGTTGCGGTCTTAGGGCTAGGGATGTCCCACATACCCATACAGGTTCTTGTAGAATTAGTAATGTGTCCAAGTCCTAGAATATGTCCCAATTCGTGACAGACCGTCGGTTGATGAAATTCGGCTGAGGGGTCGAGAGTAATTGTATTTTGCCACTGTTCGACTCCAAATTTAGTTCTACCAACGTGATTAGGTGAGAAATAACCTACTGTGATTGTGACACAGGCTACAGTCGACTTGCACTTAGCATCTGTCTCAACTAGTCTGGTATATTTCGCTTTATTCCAGTCGGAAATTACTTGATCTAAACCCCAACTTTTATCCAAATTTGGTGCGTAGACAAATATAACCTTCTTGGGGGATTTAGTTTTAACTCTGCTAGGTTCCGGGGTGTCCGGAGGTACCGAGGCAGAGGGAACGGACGCCAGCGGCTCGGGCGTGAACGATGGCGGGCGGTCCAGACGGTCTAGGTCAGGGGTGCACGCCAGGGTCGCCAGCAGCACCAGACCAATTACTTTCCTCATTACCTCGTCCTATACTCTGCTCTCGTTTTGTTATGGAAATACCCGCAGGATGGGCAGAGATAAGGCTCCTTAGCCTTATCTCCTCCAGCCACGGCATCATCTAAAGTTACGAATATCTTTTTCCAAGGTGTATGGCATGGAATTAGTTTATCTCTCTGTCTCTCTGCTCTATGGTGTAGTCTACGTTGCTTTTCGTGCCATCTTTTTCTGCAACGTCTACTGCAAAACTTCTCTCCTGCGCCGAGGATTTCATTACCGCAGTGAGTGCAAACTAACCTCTCTTGGCGTAGAAGTCCCACATCTTCCATAGGAAAATCTTTAACTCCTTTTCATTCATGAGTACGAAATCATACTCGTCTAGATTTGTCTTGAACTTCCAAAATCCTGATGTTTCGGGATTATCAATGCAAATACAGGCTGGATTGCTTGGATCATGGTCCAGAACATCGTATCGGCCTATAGTCGTATGACCTGGGCCAAAGTTGGTGTACCAATCTCTGACCTTCACCTTAAATTCCCGGGCTGAGAAGTTACTCATTCGTCCATTGTCAGGATTTTAATCAACTCCTGCTCCAAATCCATTCTGGTCTCAAATCCTGCAATCATTTCGCCCTTCATCTTAATGAGGCCCGCCATCCAGGAATCAATTGTCTTGGCAACGCGAAGGATATGGACCGTGGTTTCCTCCGTTTGGCCCATGCGGTCAGTACGACCAAATGCTTGATCTTCCTTCCCGGGATTCCATTCTTCATCAAGGATGATTGTCTGAGTAGCAGCATTAAGGTTGAGCCCGACTCCCCCCTTCTTATAGTGAGCGAGTAACACATCCCACTTTGGAGGTTCATCTGGCTTTTGATAAGCTCTATCGAAGTCCATTTGGATTGCTTGTGCCTGAGCAGGAGTAGTTGAACCGTCGTATCGTGCGACCGAAATACCTGCATTCTTGATTCGACGTTCAAGTTCGATAAGAGGTTGGACAAACTGCGAGAAAACAACAACACGCTCTTGTTCATCCTTTACATAGAGAGGGAGTAGACCTGTTCCCTTTGGATGAATGATGTAGTCCAACTTAATTGACTCATCAACCTCAGACTCGAATAGAATTTGCTTAGTCTCCGGGTCCTTCATCATGATACCCTTAGGCCAGGTCATCATTTGCCTTTGCCGAGTAATAAGGGCGATCGCGGCCATTACTGGACTCACTCCCTTATTGCCATGCTTAAGCAAATCATCCATCACCATAGCAGACTTCTGCCTAAGCAGTTGATAGCCTTCCCACTGCTTCGGGTACAATTCCTTATCGAATGGAATATCATGGATTTGCACAGTCTGCTGAGGAATGATCACGCCAGCCGAGAAACGGTCTCGTGCTACATAGAAACCCCTCAACTTATTGGCAAGGCGGTCGATGCCACCAGGCTTAAATTTCCATTTGTTAGACCAAATATCCCTCTCACAGTAATCGTATAGGAAATCATCCTTGTCATCAAATAACACAGGGTTAACCAGATGAAGCAGGGGGAAGATATCCTGTGGCTTGTTAAGGATAGGAGTACCGGTCATAGGAACGAAGTTCTTAACTGAATTGAACTCGTTATGCTCAGTTTGAATGTAGTCGCATTTAAAGCACTTGTAGATAGGGAGTCCGTAATCCTTATCTTGTGCAGTGCCGTGATTAGTAGACTGACACTTAGGACATTCGTTCTTCTGAGTTAGAAGTCTCTCAATGCCCTGATAAGCGTTAGTCTTCATTTCCTTTATGATATGTGCTTCATCCGCAATGACCGTATCGAACCTAACGTCGATGAGCCTCTGTAGCAGAGTGCTATCACGTCGCCATGCCTCATAATTGATAATGAGGAAGATGTCCTCCTGTAGCTTAAAAACATCAAGGAGCGCATTCCTCTGAATCTTATTATAGCCCCCGATGATGACGACAGATCGATGGGGTGCCCATCGCAGCACTTCTCGTTCGAAGTTGCCCATGACATCATTCGGTACAATCGCGAGTACTTTCTTGGCACCAATAAGATCCAACCAGGCAATTGAGGTGAGCGTTTTACCCAAACCACGCTTATCTCCGAGAACGCCGCGCTTAGCAATAGCCAAGGCTTTAGCACCCTCGATTTGATGTGGTAGAGCCTTGTCGCCCCACTCAAAAGCCTTAAGTTGTTCGTTGAAGATGGCGTTTTGGCGTTCATACTCTTCGCGAATCCGCTTCTGTTCAGCCTGCTTTGCTAGGTCTCTCTCTTTCTCCAAGATATCATGTTCGATGGTCTTCATCTTATCGCGATATTCCGCGATCTTATTGTTAATTTCCAGTCGCGCTGACTCCATTGTGTTTAGTTCTTTACGCTTGGAAATTATATCGTAGCCAAGTTTGTCGCGCTGAACTGTGTAGGAACCAATCTCATCCTTTAGTTCAGCCAACATCTTTCTGGTTGCCTCTAATGCAGAGGCAACCTCCCGCTCATCCGCCACTTAGAAACTCCTTTGCTCCTTCTTCTCCCCTGGACCACAATTCCTCAGGGATAATCTGATATTTAGCCTCGGCGGTAAGGGACCACTCGATCCCATTCTTAGCCGTAAATGACCACGGCTCTCCATCTTCATTAGAAGTCAATGAATCCTCAGCGTCTTGAAATGAACCCAAGGTAGAAAGTTCAGGGTCCTGGTTCTTGATGTCTTCAAGAAGGGCGATAATCCCACAATCCTGGATGACATGCTTAAGGTTATGGCTTGCCATAGCATAACTATCCATTAGGACTGATACGCCCCTCTTGTCCTTCCATTGTGCAGGACCAAAGGGAATGAATACGTTAATGTAGACCTTGCTCTCTAGCCTCACGAATTGCCTCCTCTTTAGTAATGATTTTGTATTCAGGGTAGTCGTCAGTAATGCTCCACTTATAGCCTAGACTTTCGCAAAAGAATCTAGGACCACGAGTCTTATCCAACTTGAGGCGGTCGAGAGCCATTAAAATAGCCCTGTAGCGATCTGTAAGCATCAATACCGGGCCAATAGTATTAAATACAATAAGTAGTTGCCTCTTGGCCTCATCCCAAGTTTCGAATTCCATAGAGACACCATCGGCTCCATGATGTTTAGTCTCAGGCATCCACTGATTGATGTAAAACATTAGAACGGCGGACTTCCTTTCGTCTCCCACTTCTTATCACACCAGCAGGAATAGATTTTCATCCTAATAGTTGTGTTGACATCCTCAAGAGGGGTAACGTCGATATCGAGTTCCTCTGTAGCCTCGTTCTTTAGAAAGATATAATCAACACTAAGTGTATGGAGTGCTTTGAAGTTCTTCAACTTAGTCATCTGCTCATACATAATGGCCCAGACACTAAGTGCCTTAGTATTGTGTTGCCATTTACGATCTACCTGAACGCCAGCACCATAGTTGTAGATAACCTCACCCTGAACATGGATATGCAACTTCGGCTTTTTAGCCACGAGTCTTCCTATCCTTGTTAGTAATGGTCACCGAACCATCACTATTAGGACGGAGAACCTTATTGCCTCCATGCTTTTTGGCATATCCCCAAGCCTTCGGGTCTGCCTTTATAGCCTTAACCGGACCTGACTTGCTTCCGCTACCGGGGTCAACTAGCCTTTTGTTCCTGGCCATTTTCTTCACCTTCGAGAATGTGTAAATAGTTGAGTAGTTGAATTGCAGTTTCGTCTTTGGTGTGTAGAGTGTACTGACGTTTGAGCAAGAAATGCTCTACACTATCTACAGTCTCGCGGTCATCCAATTCTTTATCGATATCGTACCTAACCTTTTCATATATGGACAATGCCTTGAGAAGAGCAAATAGTTTCGTGCGTGCTTTGTCGTAGAAGAGTACAAGACTAGGAATGGATAGGTCGTGAGTTAGGTTAATTATCTCCTGAGAGATTTCAAGGGAAAAGTCGTCAGGGGTTTTATTTGTCGTCGTTGCCATCCTTCTTCGCATCCTCTAAGGTACAGTGATTTTCAGTGCATTCCGAGTGGTCTGCAACAATTTCCCAATACGGATTAGTGTTATCCGGTGTGGCGTCCTCTAATCCCTCAGGTGGCCATTCAGAAGAACAGAACAAATGAATGTATTCACCCGCATTGACAAATGCAGTGTGATCTACTAACTTCTCGGGAGTCAATTCTGCATCAATCTCAGTGAGCATTTGAAGCAGGTCTAGAACGATTTGTTCCCAGTTGTCAGGCTGATCAACCGCAATGTCTTCCATTGCATTCATCATAGCCGCAATGAGGGCATTCTTGGCTGGCAAGAAATCATTAAACTTGGCGATTTTGAAGTTACCTCGATAGCCACCGTTGGGTAACTTATCAGATTTCTCTGTAGCGTAGGAAATACCTGTGTAGTAGAACTGCGTATCGGTCACGCTTTCTCCTTATTCTTTGCCTTTTCGATTTCGACCTCAAGCCACTTAAGGAATTCCTGCATCATCCACATACGGTAACGAGTCTTAGGTCCAATTTCGGATACAAGAACGTCAGCCTTAGGATTGATAGCAAATCCTGAGTCGAGTGTGTCGTAGTTTTGTTCGGTTCGGAATTTAGCTTGCTCTAGGTATTCAAGCCAGGTCAATTTTGGGGGTGCTTTATACCATGCATTTCGTGTCACTGTGTATACTCGTATTCCTCAGTTTCCATTCGCTTCGGCTTCTTACGCTTCTCTTTCTTATCGTTATCTTTTAGACAGATGAAGCAAAACTTTGGCGGAATGTTAAGGTTCCAATAGTAAGGGTCTTCGAAAACAGCACCACAACACTGACACCGTGGTGCAAGATGACCCATTAATTTGGTCCTCTCGGATTGTACTGTGGACGTGATTGCTCTTGCTTATACTCTTTAGCCCTATCCTCACCCCTATCACGTCGGTGCTTCATGATACGTTCGACTCTTTTGGCTGCTTTCTCATCGCCCTTATCCTTGGCAATCTTGGCACCCTTACGGAGACCTGATTCGTTATCCTTAGATGAATGAACCGGTTTCTTAACCATTAGCAAACATCTACCTCGGCACCGTGTTCGAGCATATCAGCAAGATAGCGGCGCAGTTCGGGCTGTGGATCGGTATTGGTTTCCATGATCTTGATAATCTCATCTTGCTCCTCATCATTACAGAGGATTTCAAGATACATGGCTCTTGGCTGACCGCCAAATGATTTTCTCGGTGGAATTGGCTGGCCACCAAAATCAATTCGCTCGTTGGCTGTTACTAACTGATTCATTATATCTCCTTAGGAGGGTGTGAACTTGATGTGTCAAGTGTAGCACACATTGGCTATGGTGTCAAGCGATAAACTAAACCGAACGCCGGGACTTGATTTCCTCGGCTACAGCGGAGTGGCGAATATGTAGAACATCAATCTGCTCTATAAGTTCAAGTTGCTTGTCGGTCAACTCCTTTAAAGTCAACCGACGAGCAACCTGAGCCTCTGCTTCTTTTAGTTCTCGCTTATCGCTTTCGTGCACGAAGCCTCTTTAGCATTGCCCGCTGTCGCGCGGTTAAATTCCGGCCGCCAGGTTGAGGAATATTAGGAGCGGAAGTGTGGCCTCGCACACCAGGAGTAATAGGTGGGGAAGTCTTAGGAGTCGGTGCATCTTCTGTGTTGCGCATTTTAAAGGGTCGTACGGGTCGCTTAGTCCCCGTTGGTAATCCAAATCCCCTAGTAGGCTCGGTCTCTTCCTCTTCTTCCTCGCCCTTCTTCTTTTTCTTCCTACTCATCTGCTTAGCAACGCCCTGTAGGCTATCCCCAGATGAATTCGTCGGCCGGGTGTAGCTGGGATTGCTAATAGGAAACTTACTGGTCATTGCTTCCCCTTATCGATCCGCTTCTTTAATGCCTTCTTACGAGGTGAGTCCGAATGGACTTCCCCACCATACTTTTCATCCCATCGACTAGCAATCTCAGGATGATGGATATGCATGAATGCCCTTTGTTTAGCTGATTTGTATGGCATTCTCCTACTCCGTGTCTAAGGTCCGATCTAATGTGTGTCCACAGGCAAGACATTTCTTAGCCTTGATGTCTTCGGAAATCATGATCTTATCCCATTCGGGGGGACCATCATCACAATCTACGTGAATCCAAGCATCATAGTCAGTATTGCCGGCCTCATTTGTACTACCTCGTGCCCAACAAACCATCAATTCGCCCTCTGCATTTTGCTTGGCTACAGCGCGGCGGTTTAGTTCCTGCATGACAAGGAGGTTAGTATGAAGTGCTTCGGCTTGTTTCTTTTCATCTGGAATCCTGTGGGCATTACCGTGCTCATCAATGACGGTAATGATCATTTGGGTAATCTCATCCATATCCTTGAGTTCAGCCGCAAGTTCACCGTCAGTCTTGTCCATCATCTGGTTCTGCCTTCCATTGATCGATTAACCATTGAGGAGCGGCCCACTCGCCATCGTATTCATACCATTGGCCAATTTGAATTGCAAATACTTGAGCCATAGTGGCATGATAGTTAGCGGCGGATAAATTAGCAATGCGCTCGTCTACCAATCTTTGTGGCCATTCATAAGTTTCATTTGCCTCAGTTAATTGATCAGAAATATCGGCTGCATTATCTCTATGTCCGGCTGCTTGATCTAAATGATATTTGACTTGGGCAAGTACATACTCTTCATAGGGATTACTCATCTTCATGAGTCCAATTCTTATTATACCAGAGTTTGGCGTTATTCATGTCAATGGGCGAAGGAAGTTCTTTATCATCGCCATCAAATACGCTGAGAAAATGATCAACATCCCCGCTCATAGTCGGGTGTTTGATAATTCTATCTACTGATTCTAGCAGGCTTGTCAATGAGGCACGGTATTTAACTAACTCACTGACTACCTGATGATAGAGTTGCCTCTGTTCTTTACCCTCTAATTGAGGAATGAGGAACATGCGCAGAACGGTAATTGGGAACTCATTCAACTCCATTAACCTATTCCAAGTCAATGGATGATTGGCATATAGGTGCGCCATGTTCTTCACATACTGACTAATGACCGCCGAGTTACCTTTTGCGTCCAGAATCGTCGGCAATTCACTTACTTCTAGAGTCGTGAAGACTCGCTGCTTACCTTTGTATGTACCAGTGAATCTAATACGATGAGCCTTCTCAAGTTCATTCATGGCACGATAGATACGGCGCCAATGTTCATTGGGAAAGATTTCGGCTAAGTCTTTGTGAGTGAAGAACGGATTATCGTATGCCCACTTCATTACCTTTTCTTCGAGTGGGATACCAACATACTGTTCCATAACGGATGGCTCCTAGACAGACAGTTTCCACGCGGAATAAAAGAAAAGGGCAGGGAGCTAACACTCCCTGCCCTCAACTTCATATCGTTTGGTTCATTGTGATGGTTTGGCCGACCCTGTAGGAGATTTCTCTCGGCTACAGGGCCGACCAAATCAATTGGGGTTACTTGGTAACCCGAACCATGTACTGGAAAGTCTTACCCTCAGAATCGGTAGTCGAGTAACTAAAGGTAGTGACCTCCGGCAGTTTCTGCCAGTCGCCGCCAGCCGTAGGATATGCAGCAAGCCACGGCTCGTGGAAATCAGCAGCGGTAACCTCTTGCTTGGACTCTCGCTTAACTACTGCGGCAAGGTGAGTAAAGGTAGAAGAGTCGTCCGTGCCGACCTTCTGCCAATCCTTTTCGCCCGCGAGGTCATGAGTGAATTCAACACTCTTAACTCGCGGCCGGGCTGTACCTGATCCCTGCCCCGGACGAGCACCACGCCTACGACCGGGCAAATCGCCAATGTAAGTGTAAATTGAAACCTTGGCGTCATCCGGAACGTTATCCGACCGCGAAACTTCGTTGCCGAATACGTTATTGTACGCGTTGATTTGCTGGGCAAGTTCGCGATACTCGGTATCCAGCTTCTCCAAATCCTCATCCGAGGGAATGTCGAGAGTGGGCCGAACCTTTTCCTGCGCCTTATTGGTCAGGTCAAGGATAAGCGCATTTGCCTTTTCGATCTTGGTCCGCCAACCCACGATTTCGGGGTCCTCGGACTTTTCGACTGCCTCGGTAAGTGTCTCGCCGATATTGCCAGCAGCGGAAATCTTAGCTGAGACCTTGACCGCATTATCCCTAACGGGACGCGCGGCCATAATCAGGGCCTTAGCCAAATCGGGGAGGTCTGCCTCAGCAATTGCCGGGGTAGTGGCCTCAGGGTTTTCGGCTACAGGAGCCGTGGTCTGCTCGGTCATGACCTGATCCTTTTCTGTGTGTTCGGGGTGGTTGGTCATGTCTCAAGTATGCAGCCATATCGGGTGGTACACAAGGGGTAGAGGACATAATTTTAAGTTACCACTTCACTACGGAGTGTAAAGGATAAGCCCCTAAGTTACTGGTGAGTTCTGTCCTGTGACAAGGGTCATGCTGCCTCTCGTGACAAGCCTGTCAATCCAGGTCAAGCCAGTTCGGAGAGCATGTCAAACCTACTCTGTGTAGTCAGTTTAGTTGTCAATGCTACTGTGTGTAGTGCAATGCACGCAATGCAGGGTAGTGGTTGTCAACTGCGTTGACTGACAATGTATGACAAAGTGTTCGACAAGCCCCTGACCTGCGGTTTTGTGGTGTCAAACGAGGTCAAACCGGAGATAGGGCGGTATGGTGTTGTGTAGGGGTATAGATACCCCTACACCATTACGCACTCTCCGTCACTTTGTCTGACAGTTTGTCATGTTCGAAATCAAAGTTATCTGATTATCCCTGTAGCTATTTTAAATTAATTCCTATTTTGACAGAGGTATCGGCTTACAGTGATTTCATTTAGCAATTCGACAGACAGATTCCGCTCAGGCATATAGACAGATAGACAGATCGACCGACAGTTTCCACCTGGCGGCATGCGCCAACTACTCTCCATTACGGAGAGTAGTGCCGGCCGACACTGTCCGTATTTCTGTAATGAATCAAGTCTACCTTTGGGTAGTCAAAAATCAAATGAGACAGCTGCCCAAATAGTGGGACAAATTTGGTCTACAACGATGGAAACGATTAGGCTTGGAACATGTTCCAAGCCAGCGAAGCGGTGACGACCTAGCGGGGATTGCCGCGCTCGCACGCAATTTGTCAATTCAATAGTGCCATTTCCAAACCCTTACCTAGTCATGCCTAAATTCGAAATGAAAGGTAAGGGAAATGCAGCCAAGTAATCTTGTTGCGCGCATTATCGAAAAGGTCCGGGAGACTCGGTCTCCGGGATTATCGATGATTATGGAGCGCGTAAATGAATTCCCGTCAGAATTGCAGGCGCAGTTGACGGGAATTGCACTGGACTCCGGCGCTCGCGATGTGGCAAACAAGGCAATGGATAGGGCATTTCGCACTAACCGTTCCCTTGTTAACATTCCGGGTAATACCGATGAATTGATCATTGGTAGCGGTTTCCATGCAGCTGTTTATGCGGCAACCCGGGTATTACTCGGAAAGCAGATGCCGCTAATTCTCGAAAGCGCTCCGACTATTGGTGGGGTGTTTGCCATTCCCGGTCAGGATGGTACATATCCGGGAGTGTTCAATCTCAATTCACGCAACCGCCGGGGATTTGCGGGTATTTCGCGTGATAACGAGGCGCAGTTGAATTACCTTCCCGGCGCTCCCATTCAAGCGTCTGCACTCTCGAATGCGGAGTACCAAACGAATGCCGATATGGCATTCATCATCCGGCTGACATTCGCACAATCCGGATACACCCGGGTATTTCCGAGTGCAAAGGTAATTAGTGTGGATGATGGGGACGACACATTCGCAGTTACCTATAGCAGTTATGGTACGAATGATGAGCGCGTTATTCTTGCCAAGAGGGTAATTGATTCAACCGGTCTCGGTGATCCAAAGAATGGTGATCGGGCAAATGGTGAATCCATTCTTACATTCCCGCAATTCATGAACCGTATGACGGGAATGTGGCCATTGCGTGGTCTCCGCAATGTCGCCGTAATTGGTGGAGGAGATTCCGGGAAATGTGCTGTTGAGTCATTTCTCGGATTGGCGCCGCAATCATTCATGAGCGCGGCAGAATTGGACACGGTGAATCGTCTTGATTGGTTCGCCAACAATGTAGAGAGTGATTACGAGGATTACTGTCGGGCGAACCGTGGTCGCTATCGTGCAATTGGTCGCTATCTCCGGCCGGACGCAATGGGAAATCAGAAGTTGAATGTATTCAACCAAGTTGTTTCTCCCATTGCATTGCCTAGTGGTGGTGTATTGATCAATGGCCGTCAATACGACCTAGTGGTAATCGCCACTGGCAATGATCGCATTACCATTCCCGGCATGGATTGGTTCTACAATGAGCGCATTTATGCCGACGATGCCAGGCGGTCGCGTGTTATTGCAGTGCGCAATGAAGAGGATTTCGGACAAGCACAGAGATTCCGTATTGGTCCGCGTGCCGAAATCGATTTCGATTCTGAGGAAAGCGCCAATGGTGTTAGTGACATTGGCAATAACAGAGTCGCAATGTTTAGGTTAGCGACTCGCACCGCAGTACTGGCAACCAAGCTTTCATAAAGGGTGAGGGAATGGCACTATTGGATTGGCGCAGATGCATTAGGTATTAACCATTAACGGCGCATTTAATTGCGTCGTTATTTCTTTGCCATCTTAATCGAACGTATGATCGATTATCATGTTGTCGGGAATTTTGGCGCCTTTTCCACTGGACGTAGTCCCCTATCTATTACTAGATAACCCCACAATTGATAGTGTAGCACCCCTTTATCCCTGCACACGCCCAAATTTCCTTGTATACCACCATTTAGGAAGCCAACCGCCACGTACCAAATCCTTTTCTATAGCAGACTTCATATACTCTCCTGGTGTAACACCTATTTTCTTCGCTGCATCCCAGACTGCAAATAACAACACCCCCTGTAGCCGAATCGAGTAGTCCCGATGTGTAGCACTCGTTATCCTTTTCTCCTTGACAAGAATATCGTTTCGTGTACCATCAGATATGAGAGGAAGGAGTGCATTGTGGCTATAGAGGATATGGTTGGGGTTCATACCTGGGCCTCCTATCGGGTAGCAGCAGGATACACCCAAGCAGAGATTGCTGCAACCATTGGTGTTAGTAGGCATATGATTGTCCGGTTAGAGCAGGCATTATTCACTGAACCACCACGTAGATTTCTAGATCAATTAGGGTGGTATTACGGAGTATCAACTAAGGATTTAATTTCGAGTTATCACCAATTAGTTAAAAATAAAAGAGAAACTTTCGCTAATGAGTATCAATCCTTCAAGGAAGTACTTAGTGGATATGCAGGCTATACGAATCCCCTGGTATTCTATAGAGAATCTCAAGGACTATCTAGAATTGGATTTTGTAAAAGAATATGCGTACATCCAGACCCGATCAGGGATTACGAAAACAATGACCAGCGTGGAGTTCCTCAACAACTCCGAGTTGCATGTAATGCTATCGAATGGGATTATGCACCTTTAGAAGATGCAGTAACTACATGGAGGATTAGTGGAAGGTATCGTCGGATATGAAATTAGATCAATTAGCTCAACGTATCATTACTTATTGTGAGATGTCCTGGTTTGGAGACGGCCGACTTCCGCCGCCGGAGGAAATTCGGGAGAAGTTCGATCTGACAACTAGGCAATTGAACGAGATTCTCAGTGATGAATTGGTAGTGAAATCCTTCGAAGCCAGAGGGATGCCGGCTGTAGCCGGAAGGGATTTAACACCAGACCAGATCACGGCAATTCAGACGATGCTAGACCCATTAGATGGGCGAAGCTATAAAAAGCGACTAAGTGAATTAGGAATCACTACTAAGATTTGGGATGGATGGAAGCAGAACTCCTCCTTTAAGGAGTACTATGCAAAGCGAGCGGAACAAATACTTGGAGATTCGATCCCAGAAGCGCATGCTGCGCTCATTGATCGAGTACAATCGGGTGATATTGGCGCGCTTAAATTCTATTACGAGATTACAGGACGATACACAGGTAAGGACTCAGGCGTCGATATTAGAGCACTTATTAACCGAATCTTTGAAATCATTGCAACGCATGTCCAAGACCCCGCCGCCTTGATGGCAATTGCTCATGATCTAAAATTACTTACTGCTCTTGACTCTGGTGCTAATATGGGAGTTGAAGTCGTTCAGTCCCCTCCTGAGTTAGAGGCTAATTTATGACTGTCACTACGACGCCTCGGTTAATCCTATCCAAACCAGATGGGGCCGAGCTTGTTTCAGTTGCTTTAATCAATGCAAATTCGGATAAGATTGATGCTAATTTTATTCCCGCAGCAAAGATGACGGCTTCAGTAGCCCAATCAGTTCCTAATAACGCTTTAACTCTTGCAGCTTTTAATACTACTGGATTTGATACCTATGCTGCCCGTCCTGAGGGGGCAATGGTAAACCTTACTAACGATGCTATTACTATTCGAAAAGATGGAATCTATTATGTTAGTTTAAATGCCTCATTCGCAGCCAATGCTACAGGTGTACGTCGTGGAGATATTCGTAAGAATGGAACTAGTTTATTATCCATTGTAGACCTTAGTTTCACTGGTGGTGCTAACGGAGTTAAGATTTCTGATTTCTTCGCTTTTGTTACTAATGATGTTATTACTGGCGCTTTGTTCCAGAACTCAGGTGCTGCGCTTAACGCAGATGGTAATACATTTGCGGAGGGTATGGCGTTGTCTGTTATTTGGGCAGGTAGTCTCACATGACGATGAATGATCCAAGGGATTTACCTAAGTATCAGGTCGGGGGGAATCAGTACAAAGGTGAATTTGACAGATCAGATGCCGGTTCAGTTGATGCTCAGACTGTAAAAGCATTCCATGAGCGAAGTGATCTTGATAGTTCACAAACAGCGCAGCATCATTCGCTTGGTTCCAAGCATGATCAGGCGGCCGCTGGGGATCATAACCATAGGATTGGATTACCTTATAAGGGTGCTCTAGATGGAATTACAATTACTGGTTCCAAGGCAGGTAATGCTGCATTAGCCAGTGTTGTAGCTGCTTTAGTCCAATTAGGTGCTACAGATAGTACAACGTAATGCCTCGTAAAAGTAGAGAACCAGAACTCACAGCAAATGATTTAATTCTGCAACTTCAAGAGAAGTTGCAGATACAAGCATCCCGCCCTAATATTTTAGGTTATGTACCGCACGAGAAGCAGATAAAATTCCACACTTCTCCTAAAAAGAAGCGTCTCTATATTGGTGGTAACCGTAGTGGAAAGACAACCGGTGGAGTTGTCGAAGATATCGATTGGTTACAAGGAACTCAGAAGCATATTAAAACGCCCGAACCTCCTGTGAGGGGACGTGTCGTAGGTGTTGACTTTAACGATGGTATTGACAAAATCATCATTCCAGAATTCCAGCGTTGGTGTCCACCAAGCTACTTGCGGGGAGGTTCGTGGTATTCTGCGTACGACGTCCAGCCAAGAACCCTTTACTTCGAAAACGGCTCGTTTGTTGAATTTATGTCCTATGAACAAGACGTTCAAAAATTTGCAGGGACATCTCGGCATTTTGTACATTTTGACGAGGAACCCCCTCTTGACATCTATATCGAATGTATCGCCCGACTGGTCGATACGGGTGGTTCTTGGTGGATGACATTAACTCCCGTTCTCGGAATGCAATGGATGTATGATGATATTTACCTACCCTCAATCAGTTCCGTTGATAGTGATATCCAAACCATCGAAGTATCTATTTGGGACAATCCCTACATTGGGAAATCCGAAATTCAAGATTTCGTTAACTCCTTACCCGAGGATGATCGAGTTGCTCGTATCAGTGGGCAGTTCATTCGGCGGGGTGGAGTTATCTACAAAAAATTTAATACTGGGGTTCATGTAATTCCACCATTAACTGAATTGCCCCAAGGCTGGGATATTTATGCGTCTGTTGATCATGGTTTTAATAATCCTACCTCTTGGCATTGGCATCTCGTGTCTCCTGATGGAGAAGTTATTACCTTCATGGAGCACTACGAACGAGAAATGGTTATTGCTGAGCATGCAACTCAAGTTAAGCTTATTGAACAGTCCTTTGGTGGCCGCGTACCTGTTATGCGAGTATGCGATCCTGCATTAGCACAGCGTAATCCCGTTACTGGTACCTCAGTTCAAGCCGAATACATGATGCATGGAATCGAATTAGCTGCTGGGGTTAATGATGTAGTCACCGGTATTAACAAGGTAAACGCCTATATGGATTACCGTGAGGATCGTCCTCCTCGATGGCATGTGACCGCCAACTGTGATAACTTAATCCGTGAGGCACCAAAGTATCGATGGAAGACCTGGTCTAATCAGAAATCACAACGGGATAACAATCCATACGATGTTCCGCATAAAAAAGATGATCACGCTATGGACGACCTCCGATACTTCTTTACTGTTATGCCTGACCTGACTCCTTTGAGTATCCCAGAGGTAAAGGTCGAGACCCATCTTCTACCGGCGGTCGGGGTTGATTTGCTTAGTCCTAATCGTCATCCAGTAATTGATAAAAGACTTCTCAAGGCAAATACCAAAGTTGATCCCAATGGATGGTTTATCACAAATCCTGATGAGTATATGGGTGGAGAATGGTAGTTGACTCGCCCTGTAGCCTAGTAGTTAAGCCCCCTGTAGCCGAAAGGTGAACAATGTCTGAGAGTCCTGACGAGACCGTGCTGGATGATGAGCCTGTCGAGGGTACTGGTACTGAGGAAGAGTCTGGTACTGACGAGGAAAAGCACGAAGAGGAATTAGACCTTTATAATGCGAGTCATGGAAAGGTTCCGCGTACGGGTGGACCTTATGCTGATGATTTGCAAATGAAGGCTGCCGAAGAGTGGCGTGCAGAAGTTGAGGATCGTGAGCCGGATTTAGATAATCCTCCGGCTACAGCGGGGACCTTACTCGTTCCTAAGCAATACCTCCGTGAGACTGATGTTGATAAGTCTCATTTCTCTGATGAGGTAGAGATTAAGAATGAGCCGGTCCAGACTGTAATGGTGGATACGACTAATTCTGAGCACACCAAGCCTGATCCTAAGCAGGCCGCATGGGATAATGATATGCAGAAGGTTAATGCTCTTGCTGCTGCGAAGTCTCTTTCGGAGCATGGTGGAGTAGAGGATACTTCTGGATATACTTCCGATACCGAGCGCGGTAAGGCTCGCACTACTATTCAGTATGTGAATAAGTAGAGATGCCTCTTGTTAGAAACCCGGAGACCTCTAGAATTCGCGTTCTAGAGGCTCCGCGTATGCTGCCGGGTGTTTGTGTAGTTTGTGGTGCTGCTAGAAGTGATGATCGTCAATATGTCGATCTTGATTGGGATATTGAGTTCTATGGTGTGGTTTATTTCTGCACCTTCTGCTTTACTCAGGCTGCAAATACCCTGGGTTGTTTAACTCCTGAACAATCTGAGGCTCTTGAGCGCGAGAATGATCAACTCAGAGAGCATATTTTAAACTTCCGAGTTAAGGAAGCAGCATTAGATGATGCTATCGCCAAACTCCGCGCTACTGGCCTGCTTGGTATTAGTTCTTCTGACGATATTATCAATGTCGCTACTACTTCTATTTCGGATGCATCGGGAGAGTCAAGCCCCGATAATCCAGACGAACCATCTATTGAGGAACTTATTGATCAAGCAGTCGTTGCTCCTAGCGAGCAAGGACCCTCTAGCGTATCAAATACTAGAAAACGCAAATCAGACGGGCTTTCAATCTGAAATCCCGAGTATGTCCGACCTAGACGAAGCACAAAGATGGGCACAGGCACATGAGTCTAGTATCGGAATCGGGGAAGAAGCTTTTGACCCAGACGGCGAAGCAGCCCTCAGGCTCTTTGGTCCTTCCTTCGACTAATCCGTTAGAAAGCGTTAAGTTAACGACTAGCCAGGCAGAAGAACTGGCTAGTCTTGTTAACACGCTATATAATAAAATGAAGACTGCTCGGTCACAATTCGAGCGGCAGTGGTATATGAATATGGCTTTCTATTTCGGGAAGCAAAATGTTGTACCACAAAATATTAGGGGCATTGGGAATCGTTTAATCGTTCCTCCTGCCCCTCCTTGGCGTGTTCGTATGGTAGTTAATAGGGTTCGTCCTATTATTCGCCGAGAACTTGCTAAGTTAACGTCTCAGAAGCCTAGTGCTAGTATTGTTCCTGCTTCGTCAGAAGATGAAGATATGTTCGCCGCTAATGCTGGTGAACAAATCTGGGAATCTTTATATTACGACAAGAATCTTCATACTGTATTCAAAGAAGCTGTATGGTGGATGTTAGTTTGTGGTACCGGATATGTGAAAACGTATTGGGATAACTACAAAGTATCAACACCAGCACCTGATGCTGCTTATGAAGGCGATATTTGTTATAAACCATTGACTCCTTTTCATGTTAATGTTCCTGATCTAAGAGAAACGCAAATTGAGGATCAGCCCTATATTATTCACTCAGCGACCCATACTCCCGACTGGCTGATGTTAAACTATCCGAAGTCTCTGGATGGGCAAGTTATCCAGCCAAATACTAAGGGCGCGAACGAGATTTTAAATGATGCTTTCCTTAATTTGGTGGGGGGATCATCTCAGGATAATGACTCAGTCCTGGTACATGAGTTGTGGATTAAGCCTGGTGGTCTAAAGGACTTCCCTGAGGGTGGCGTAGTCACCATGACGGGTGAGCAAATTATTCAATTTTATCCTGTGTTCCCTTATGAGCATGGGGAATATTGTATTTCTAAGTTTGATCATATTCCTGCTGGTAAATACTATGCTACATCTGTAATTGAGGACCTTATCCCTATCCAAAGGGAATACAATAGGACTCGTTCACAAATTGTTGAAGCCAAGAATCGTATGGCTAAGCCTCAGATGATTTACCAGATGGGTTCAACTGATCCCCAAAAGGTTACTACCGAGCCGGGACAATGGATTCCTTATAAGATGGGATTCCAACCTCCGCAACCTATTCCTTTAGTTCCCCTCCCCAACTACGTTCTTAATGAAGTTCAGCAATTAACTGCTGATTTTGATGATCTTTCAGGGCAGCATGAAGTTACTCGCGGATCAGTTCCTCCTGGTGTTACTGCGGCTACAGCCATTAGTTATCTCCAAGAGCAAGATGATTCTATGCTGTCGCACGAAGTTGATTCAATTGAGGCTGGAATTGAAAAGGTTGCCCGTCAATCCCTTGGACTAATTGGTCAGTATTGGGATGTTCCTAGAATTGTCAAGATTACTGGTGTTGATGGTTCGTGGGATGCTGCGATGTTTGCAGGTTCTGATCTTAAGGGTAATACAGATATTCGTGTTGAGGCTGGTTCTGCTCTCCCAACTTCTAAGGCCGCTAAGCAAGCATTAATTACGGACTGGATGAAGATGGGCTTTATCACTCCTGAGGATGGTATGCAAGTCCTTGATATGGGTGGTATTGTTAAATTGTACGAGAATGTGCAGGTTGATCAGGCTCAGGCTCGACGTGAAAATCTTAAGATGCAGAATGTGGATGACGCCCTTATTGAGCAGATGTTCGAACTTCCTACTGATCCAATGACTGGTGAACCAATGCCTCAGGTTGATGAATTTGGAAAGCCCCTGTTGCCTGAACCTGTTATTCCAGTCAACACATTTGATAATCACGCTATTCATATTGACATCCATAATAAGTTCCGTAAGTCTCAGGCTTATGAACAACTTGATCCTGCAAAGCAATTGCTGTTTGAGGTCCATGTGCAGAAGCATATGGAATCTATTGCTGCCCCGCATATTGGTGGAATGCCAACAGCCGAAATGATGATTGGTATTGCTGAGCAACAAAGAAATCAGCCTCCTCCAACTGATGTAAATACCCCAATGCAAGCGCCACCTGGTTCTGAAATGGCTCAAGCAACTCAGCCAGGAGCCGCACCGGGGCCTAATCCAATACCAGAAGATACGTCACAGTCAGAGTAGGGTATTGACTAAGCACGTATTCTAGTAATAGAGGCCAGGGCACCCGCACAGCCTCAGGAAGAGTAGAAATGACACAGCCAAATTTTGATCCTCCTGTCCAAGATGGTGGAATTAGCAATGGCCAGCCTCAAGATCATCAACAACAAGGTGATGGTGGCGAGGAGCCTAAGTTAAATCCTGCATGGCAGGGTCTTTTAGGTAAGATTCCGGATCAAAACTTGCAGAAGCTCATTATCCCAGAGTTGCAGCAGTGGGATAAAAACTATACTCAAGGTATTCAAAAGGTACACTCTGAATACGCTGGTTACAAGCCATTCTTGGATCAGAAGATTGATCCGAAGCAAATTAATGATGCGATGTTAGTGTTCCAGGCTCTGGAACAGGACCCCGCATCATTTGTGCAAAATGTAATGGACTATTACCAGTTGGAATTGGAGCAGGGCCAGGAAGACCCACAGGGAGACGGTGAACAATACGACCCTGGTGATGGACAACAGCCGTTTGATCTAGAAGCCGATCCAAGATTCCAGCAATATGCCGATATGACTCGGGCTGTAGCACAATATGCAGTTGCTCAGCAAGAGGAATTAGCCCAGCAAAAGGCAGAGGCTGAGTTGGATGCAGAAATTGCAGCCGCTAAAAAGCAGCATGGTGATTTCGATGAGGCTTATGTAGTTCAGCGGATGCACTATTACGACGAGAATATTGATGATGCTGTTAAGGCTTATCAGAGTTTCGTCAATAACGTAGTGCAAAACCATCGTAGCCCCGGTTCAACAGCGCCAGTTATTATGGGCGGGGGCGGTGGAACTCCATCCCAGCAAGTACAGGTTTCAGGTCTCTCCGGCCAAGATCGCAGGAAATTAATTGCAGAAACGCTTGCGCGTCTTAATGCTCCAGGAGGATAAGACCAGATGGGTGCCACCCTTTCAACGGTCTCCGCAATCCTTAAGGAAATTTACGAAAAGGATCTGCAAGACCAGCTAAACTATGACGTCGTCGGAATGCGTCGTATCGAGAAGACTTCCGAAGGTGTTACTAACGATGTTGGTGGTCGTTATGTGACTTTCCCAATTCGGACCGGTCGTAACCACGGTATCGGTGCTCGAAATGAAAACGAAGCCCTTCCGACTCCGGGTCAGCAAAAGACTGCTGCCGCCCGTGTGGGTCTAAAGTACCTGTACGGTGGTATTAACCTTACCGGCCAGACTATGAAGTTGGCTGATAAGAACTACCAGGCTTTTGCTTCGGCTCTTGATGAGGAAATTAAGGGACTTAAGCGGGACCTCGCTAAAGATCTTAACTTCCAGTTCTATGGATTTGGTACTGGTGTTCGTGCTTCGGTAACCGCTGATGGTGTTAACACCATTACCGTTAATACTGTTCAATACCTCGAAGTCGGAATGATGATTGATGTCATGGACATCACTCTTGTTACGACTCGTATCTCTAACCGGCAAATTACTGCTATTAACACTTCTACCAAGGTTGTCACTTATAACGGTGCTGATGGTTCTGCTTCAATTGTGGCCACGGATGTTGTGGTTCGTACTGGTAACACTAACCGAGAGGTTACCGGTCTTGGAGCAATCATTAAGGACACAGGTACTCTTTACAACATTGACCCGACTGTTGAGCCGGTATGGAAATCCGTTATTAACAATAACGGTGGTACGCCCCGCGCTTTAACTGAGGCCCTTATGATCAAGGTTGCCGATGACATTCGAGTTAATGGTTCTGCTCCCACCGTTATTTTCTCTAACCTCGGCGTCCGGCGTGCCTACTTCAATCTGTTGAAGACTGATCGTCGGTTCGTCAATACTCAGGAATTTGAAGGCGGGTTCAAGGGGCTTGCTTTCACCACCGATAATGGTGATATTCCTGTTGTTATTGACGTGGATATGCCGTTTAACCAGATGAAGTTTGTTAATGAGAAGGAAATCAAGCTCTATCGTGAAGACGATTGGGGTTGGATGGATGAAGACGGTTCTTACCTGCAACGTGTTATTGGCTTCGATGCCTACGAGGCTCGGATGTTTATGTACGCGGAGATTGGTACGCACCGTCGTAACTCTCATGGTCTCCTTGACGACTTAATTGAAGGCTAAACGATCTGCCCCTCATAATAGGGCTACAGGGTTTGAGTGGCCCTGTAGCCCTATTGTATTTGGAGAATCAAATGCGTATTAAGCCTAATCAAACTTTCCTCCATGAGAGGGATAAGTTTGAAAAAGATGTCGAGGTTGATGTCCAGGAGCACCTTGGATATTATTTCTGTGCTGTAGGTTGGGCCGATCCAGTTAATGATGAGGAAATCATTTCTAAGCCTCAGGTTAGTGAGGTTACATTAGATATCCACAATAGTACTTTAAAGAACGAAGCGGAGAGCCCTGGTCATGGCTAAGTCAGCCTCTGATGCTGTTCTTGATGCACCGGCTGATGTAATTGACCAGTGCGATAAGCAGGTTGCCTGCTCTGCTCAACCAACTACTTTTACTGAGGCCAATGCTACCTTTGCTCTAGCCGATGCGGCCATGACTCCTGATACTGATTATACTAAAGCAGATGGGACTACCAGTGGTCGAAAAGTTACTATGGCTGCAAAGAATGGAGTCACAGTTGATACTTCTGGTACTGCTACTCATATTGCCTTGATTAGAACTGCTGATTCTAGTCTTAGATTCGTTACCACTTGTACTTCTCAGGCACTAACCGCTGCCAATACTGTTAACTTCCCAGCGTGGAAGATTGAGACTGGCGATCCAACATAAGGGGTAGGTATGTCGAATATCTATCTTACCTCTGCTGCCGCAGATTCGGGTGTAACAGCAGGCTCAGGTACAAAGTGGAAAGCGGACTTTACACCTGGCGCTTCTGCAACCCATCTCAATAAAAACAGTGTTACTGGCCCAACTGCTCCATTGCAAATGACGGATGGTGCCGCTGGAACAGATGGAACGGCAGTATCGTTCTACACTCCTGAGTTATGGGGAGTGACTATTGCTGGTGCTATTACTTGTTCATTATGGGATCGTGAGAATGCTACAGCCAACAATGTTGCTCCCACTATTAGAATTGAAAGAACTTCTGGTGATGGTACAGTTCAATCAACAATTGTAGATGAAACCGTTAATCATGGTGCCGCTGAAATGGGCACCACTGCTGGTGGCTCTGCTGATACGATTTCTGTTTCCGCTGCAAATGTAACTGATACTACCTTATCTGATGGTGACCGTCTTAGAATTACTCTATGGATCGATGATGCCGCTGGTCAGGGTGGTACTGGCTCAATGGCCTCCGGAGGTCGAGGAGAATTCTGGGTTAATGGTCCAAATGGTTCTCAAGGTGCAGCCCAATTAGCTTTTGCTGAGATTGTTTGTCCTAAAGCCGGACCAAATGTCAAGCAACTAGTCGAATCTGCTAGAAGTACAGCCAATCCTAAGACTATTGCTCTTACCGGATTAGCCAATGGAGATACTGTTTGGGTGTTTGCTGGTGGCGACCAGTTCGGTTCTTCTAATGATATCACAGATGTTGTCATTACCTCCTCAGGGTCTATCGGTACTGTTGTAAATGAAACAGAAGACCTTAGTGGAACAAATGATGACTGGTTAGGTATTTATAAAGTACCAATTACGGGCGCAGGAAGTCACACATTAACTATTACACTTACTAGGTCCGGTGGAACTCCTGGTACTTGGCACGCCTGGGCAATACAAGTACCTGGTGCCAGTACTGGTGGTACTGGTAATATTGGGACTTCTTATACTTCATCTAGTACTCAAGTCGTCTCTATAGCAGCAGATGCTAATAGTTTCGTAGGATTTGCTTCTTATGACTTTGATGCTGGAACGGTTGGAACTCCAACCCCTGGTGGAGCAAATACTGTAGAAAACTCTGCTGATGCTAACTATACAGAAAACTCTCATTATTGGCTAGGACAGGCTGCTGGTACTAGGAATTATGGTACTACGGGTGCTGGCGGCGCTGCTATTAGATGTCATGCTATCGAAATCCTTGGTGTAACCACCCCTACATTAGCACCGGCAGACGCTTCCTTAGGCGTATCAGCAGAAAATGTTGTTCTAACCCAAGAGCATCAATTGGCTGTAGCCGATGCTTCTCTGGGTGTTTCTGCTGAAAATGTTGTCCTTACTCAAGTTCACCAGTTAGTTATTCAAGATGCATCTTTAGGTGTATCTGCTGAGAATGTTGTTTTAAATACTGAGGCTAATTTAGCAATTTCAAATGCTGATATTGCTATGATAGCAGATAATTTAAATGTTACTCAGGAACATATCTTAGTTATTCAAAATGCTGATATTCCTGTAACTGCTGATAATTTAACATTGTCTCAGGAACTCGATCTAATCATTGCTAATGCTGTTCTAGCCATGACTGCGGACAATGTTAACCTTACTCAAGTTCATAATATCTTCATTGATAATGCATTCTTGAGTATGGTCGCAGAAAACGTGGTTTTGGGTGGCGTGCAGCCGGGAGGTATAATGAGTATTGCTGATCTGCAACTCGCCAAGTTACAGATTCTAACTGGACAACAAGGAACAATCTCAGACCTCATGCGTAGTTACTATGCAGGGTTGAGTGGTCTGGCTCCTGCTAGTTCCTTTAGTATTAGTGATCATCAACGAGTCTACTGGCAGGCTCAGACAGGATTATCGGGACGTTCATTAGCAGACCTGGAATGGGCGTTTTATGATGTACAATTAGTACCTGCGGGTTCATTACGTGACCGCGAGTTTGTATATTGGAATGGACTATAGTGCTGACACCGACTGAGCAAGGATATTGGGTAGATGAGAAGCATACCCGTATCGCTGAACTTATTAATGAATACAACCCTGAACTTGAACTTGTATGGATTCCTCCGGAAAAGCGTACAGAGAATAAGAATGAGGCTCCCTATGCTGTCCGCCATAATCCAGTCAACAATCCCCCTTATATTATGTTCTTTATTAAGCAGGGAGAATTAGACCATCGAGTTCTTGCTAAAATCTATGCTGCGGATACAACAAAGAATGAGGTTCTAGATAATCTCGAAGCCGAGGAGCGGGCTTTAGCAGCAGTACGCCGCAAGGAATTAGAAGATGCTGCTGAATTCAGGAAGGACTTCATTAAAACTGTTGCCTCATCGCCTCTGCATAGGTTCCGACACAATGGGAAGATTATTCCGAAATGAATGTCCAAGATGTTGTAACTCGCGTGCTTCGTCAATTTGGCGACGAGGCATCGGTTCAAATTACTCAAGACGACATCATGCGTTGGATCAACGATGGCGTACGCGAAATTGCCGTCAAGAATAGTCTTCTTCAAGCATCGGCTCTTATAAATGCAGTGGCTGGGGACAATACCTATCCCTTTCCTGTTGATATGCTTGCAATGCAGACTATCTACTATGATAATCTAAAAATTGCTTTTATGAAGCGTACTGAATATGACACCTATGTAAATGCTAACGATCCTGAGGAAATTCAGACTGGTACTCCTTATATGTGGACTCGTTGGGGTACTGAATTTACGCTATATCCTAAACCAGATACGAGTATTACTAATGGGATTAAGATTCTCTATATCCAACGTCCCGCTGCTATTGATTCATTATCTGATACTATCCCATTTTCTGAGGAATACCATAATCGAGTTGTTGAGTATGTGCTACAGCAGGCATACGAGACGGATGAGGATTGGGATGCCTCAAATCAGAAGCAATCTCAATTCAATGATGGATTAGACATCTTGAAGTCCAGGGAAGAATTTGTAGAGCGGGAAACGTATCCGACCATCACAGTGTTATTGGATGATATGTAATGCCTGGTGAGCCGATTCGTCTTGGCCCTTTTGCTGGGGGTATTAATCATCTTTCCGATCCTACTGCGCTACAGGATACGGAATTACTTGATGTTGTCAATGCAGAATTAGACCTTGATGGATCGTATGTTGCACGCCCACCCTTCTTTGATTTAGCCAGTCCAGGCTCTGGTGTAGGTATGACATTGCTAGGTTGGTATATTACTGATGCTCATACTAGACTCATTGGGATTAATTCTACTTCACTTTGGTCTTATGAGAGTGGTGCATGGACAGCAATTGGGGGTACAGGCACCCTTAAAGCAACTGCTATGGTTCAGTATGATAATACTGCTTATATTATTGCTACTTCTGATTCTGCTACAGATGGAGGGTCATTAAACGACTCTTTGACCTATTCTACCATAGCTGCTATTCCTCGTGGTGGTGCTGCGGTAGTTCATAAGGAACGGTTATTTATTGTTCCTAATGTGGAGAAAACAGGATCTGACGCTTCGCTGCTTAAGGGCTCGGCCCCTGCTAACTTCTCATCTTTCCCTATTAGTGTTTACATCAATAAGGGCGATGGGCAGAAGTTACTAGATATCGTTGTTTATAATGATAACCTTCTTTTATTCAAGCAAGATTCTACGTATGTATTAGCCTACGATGCTGACCCTGCCGATGCTATTACTCGTAAAATTAAAGATGGTATTGGTGTTGCTTCTCGTTGGTGTGTTGCAGCCTATGAAAATCAATTATATGTTCTTCACCGGAACAATGTGTATGAAGTTGTAAACTATGACTTTTCTAAATTAAACGCCAAAGTTCCTCTTTTCTATGATGCCACACAACCTGCCCCGTGGGTATCACCTACTTATTGTGCTGTGGTCGGCGATCGTCTTTTAGTCAAATATTTTAATAGATTATATTTATTTGGATTGAAAACAAAAGTATGGACTCGATGGGATGCTGATATTAGGTATCCCGGTGTTCCTGTAGCCGTTCCTATTCGTGGTACAGTGAATGCTGTTCCTACCTATATTATGGCAAGTGCAGATTCATCTTCTAATGATATCCATAGTATGAGGGATATCATTGATGGATCGAATCCTGAAACTATTTTTGTTCTTATTAAAACTAAGAACTATGATTATGGAGTACCCCATCGTTACAAGAGGCTTATGTGGTGGGGTGCAGATGTATCAACTACTAAACTAATTAGTGGTATTGTGCAACCTGTTGTAGTCAATTTCTCTGTAACTTGGGGGGATTTGGCGGCTTTTACGTGGGGTAGTATTGCAGGAAATACCTGGGATCAGCCATTGTCTGTACCATTTGTCGTTCAGACAGTAGTTGGTTCTCAGTCTGCTATGCGTAAATTTGTCAAATTCCAGAAATCTCTACGTTTTAGGCAGATAAATTTTCAACTTAGTTTAAGTTACGATGGGACGAATGTGACAGGACCTTTGAGATTCTTTACTTTTACTACCTTAATTGGCACAAAGCAACATGTTAGTAAGTCATTGACATAAGTGCTAGGATAGAGGTATGGCTTTCAACAAGTATGCGGTTGGATCGAAGACGTACAGGGGTATGTCTTCGGCTCCTAATATTGGCCCATTAACTGATGTTGAGGGCTATGCAGAACGCGATCGCTTGTATCAAACAAGGCAAAGAAATAATGCCCTTCTAAAGAGGATTCAAGCGCATCAGAAAAAGCGTTATATGAGCGCAGATTATCTCAGTACTCCCCCGGGAAGGACAGTATAAATGGCAGATATTGATTCTGCGGGTGCTAGTAATAGGCAAGCACCTGCTACTGTGCGACGTAATACGGCTAGGCCGAGGGTTCGGCGTAAGTTAAAGCCTGAACGTGCGAGCCAAGTTCCTATTTATAGGAGTCGTAGGTCTAGGAGTAGTAATGATGATGGTGGTAATCGTGGTTACCGGCGTCGTCGTGTAGTTAGTCGTGAAGGTGGTAGGCGTCGTTCTACTTCTGTTCGTCGCTCTACCCCTCCGACGGCTAGGACAGTCCAACCGCCGAAGCCGGCTAAGCCTATGGTGCCGGATGTTAATGCATTTCTTAAAGGTGACACGACCTATCAGCGTCAATTAGCGGCCTATGCTAAGGCTCTTTCTGACTTTAATGCTGATCAGACTCTATCTCGTGGTGATTACAATACTAACTACCAGAACATGTACCGTGATATTGGTTTGGCTAAGGGCGAGGCTACAGAAGACCTTCGAAATGACTTCGCCTCTCGTGGAATGTTACAATCAAGCCTATATACTCAAGGTCTCGGTGACTTAAACTCTCAATATGCAAATCAATATGGTGACTTGAGTGAGCAAAGGACTGCTTTCATTCAAGGCTTAGCAAATGATCTAAATAAATTCCGTAATGAGCAAGGTACTCAGTCTCAAAATGCTCGGGCTGAGGCTCTACGTCGTCGTACGGAAAAGTATGGTATCTAATGGCAAACATTGGTGAACGCGGCAGTAGGAATATTAACATCAATGAGCGGGATCGTGACCTGATCCGTACTCGTGATGAAATTCAGGATATGTTAAATATCCTTTCAGGCGGACGGTCTACGCACTCTCCCCCTACGCCTCAAGGACCTCCTAACTATCCTACGTCACGTCATTATTCAGAATATGATCCAGGAGGTCCTTTAGCGGGGAAGTTTACACCACAACTCCCTCAAGTTGATCCTCTACAGGCTATTCTTGCTCAGTTGCGGCAATTTACCCAGGGCACCTCCCAAATGCCTCGCTTTAATCCTCAGCAACTGCCTACCTATGATCCTAATAGGTTTAAGAATCAAGCAATGTCGGCCGTGAATGAGCAATTTAATCCGATTATCAATCAGATTCTGGCTCAGCAATCGGCAACTCGGTCTCGTGCTGCCACGAGTCAGTCGACTGTTCGAAATCTCTATAATCAATTAGGCGCTGTTGAGGATCGTGGCGCTGTAGCCGATAGGACTAGGTACGCTACTTCTCAAGCACAGTCTAAGAATCTGTATGAAGACCAGCGTGATCAAATTGCGGCTGGATATGCTAGGGATGCTGCTGCTCAAAGGGCTGAGGCTAAAAGGCTCGGAATTGAGTCTTTAGGCTTAAATGAGGAATTAACTGAGCAGCAAGGTGATATGCGATTTGCTAATCAAATGTCAATGCAGGAGCAACAAGCTCAGCAGGCTGCTATGTCAATGCAAGGTAATGCTCAGCAGGACTATGATCGAGCAATTGCTAATGCGACTCGGGCTGAGGGTATTGAGTCGAGTCAAGATATTGGTCGTCAGTTAGAGGATTATCTCGCTCAATCTAACACTGATCTTACAGGGGTTAGGTCCCAGAGGGCTGGGTCTATTAATGATTTGATGCTTAAATTAGCTGATGCTGCCTACCAACGTGATGTAGCAAATACTCAATTTGGGTATCAGCAACAGCGGGATTATCTCTCTGATCAGAATGCACTATTTGATCGTAGTTCTCAGGCTCAGAATCAACAACTTGATTTAGCTATGAAACTGCTTCAATTACAGGGTGGTGGAGCAGGTAGTGCCGGCTCAAGTGCAGGTGAGCAAAAACTTAATCCCTGGCAAGAGACGGCTACCTTTGCTGAGCAACTAGCACCTGGTCGCGGATCGGATATTGTTTCGGTTATTCAAGGTGCTATGTATGAGCGTCCTGAGATTTGGGGTCGAAACGAAGGAAATAGTGCAGGGGTAGAAATGAACCCGGCATTGTTTGCTAGGTTAATTGCTGATTCACAATCGGCTCAGCAATTAGACCCGAATAGCAAGAATGCTCTCATGCAGGCTACACAGATTCTATATAAGTTGCTTTATGGAGTAGGTTAATGACCTATGTTGACGATTACGTCGCACGGCTTAACGCCATTCAGTCTGCCCGTATGCCCACTAACTTAATTGCATCCCTCACACGTCCTACTGCTTCTCAGGCTGATTTTGCAAACATGATCTTAAGGAAGGCGAGGTCTGATTTTGATATTCAGCCCGCGCCTTCCTTAATCAAAGAAGATAAGTCATTTGGTCAGCATTCCAAGAGTGTTGGTCTTTGGATTTTGGATAAACTCTCTCGGCCTAATTATGCAGTAGCAGAGGCCGTTGATACTTTAGCTAATGAGGGTGGGAATCCTCTTAAGGGTGCTTGGGAAGGGTTATCTGGTAAAGAGAAGACTTCCTTTATTGATGTGCTACAGGCGGCCGATGAAAGGCATATTAAGGAGAGTGAGGAATACCAGCAATTAGGTCCTGGAACTCCTGAGGCCGAAGCATATCTACAAAAGGAACTGAAAAAGAAGAATACGTCCGCAGTTGTGTATGGTCTGTTGGGCGATATTGCTCTTGATCCTCTTAATTTAGTCGGTGCTGGTGCTGTAAAGGGTCCGATCAAAGCCGCCAAGGGTCTTAAAAAGGGTGCTCAAGAACTGGACGAGGTTGAGGGTGCTGCTGAGGCCGTCGTTCGGGAGGCGGCAGATGTGGGCCAGTCCGGGGCGGTTCTGAGCCCTCGCCAGGAGGGTTTGATCGCTGCCGAGCAGCAAATGTCGGAAATTGGTAAGCAGAATCTTCCGTCATTCTTGGAAAAGAAGTATCCGGATATTCAGAGGGCTAATATTGCCTCTGATTCCGAGAAAGTATTGGACCAATTTGCTAAGGGGTCACCTGAGGCTACTGATCTTTTAACGAATAAGAACTTACTTCCACTCGCCCCTGCTTCAAGAGAGGCTGTGGAGCGCACTGTAGCTAAAATCGCGGCTGATATTGGCAATCCTGCGGTTAAAATCTCGAATTATAACGCACAAGCGCAGTCGGCTGTAGCTAATAAGTTACTGAGCCCTGCCCGCCAGCAAGTTTTGCAAGCAAATCCGGTAACTTATGGGGTAGTTCCGGAGAAATTCCAATCTGCTATCTTTGATCGTTACGTGCAATTAGTCCGGCACGCAGAAGAAAGCATGATTGAGCGTAAGGGTGATATTTTTAAGCCTCGTGGTGGACTTAAGGCTGGCTCTCCTTACTTACGTCTTAGTGATGTTCTTGAGACATTACCTCGTGAGGTTGCACAGGCTGCAATTTTAGGTGATAAGACCAAGAAGGTCAGTCCCTCGGTCATTCTTCGTGCGATTGTTGGCGAAAAAGCAGCATTAACTCAGATTGCTAAGCAACCAGAACTAAAGGCCGCGATTGAGGCTACTGATTGGTCACCTTTAATGGTGAAGGATCACGCTGCTAGGGTTATTGAGGATGCTAACGCGGCTAAGGCTGTAACTGAGGCTACAGCCGGGGCGATTAACACCGTTGAAGGTGCGCCTATTAGTGATGTTAACAAGGCAAACTTTATTGAGCAGATTACACGGCAAAGTAAGGCTCAATTTGCGGGAGCAATGCCCGAAACTCGGGATGCAATGAATGAAATGCTTAATAAGTTGCGTCGTGAGATTCCTCAGGCCGTTAATCCTTCGAATCTTGTAGAATTCACTATTCAAAGGGGTAAAACTAGATTAGCTGCTGGGGTTACGGGAGGAAAGAGTGGAGACCGTGCTGCTCAGGCTCCAAGAATTGAAACTTCATCCGCACATACTGCTGATGTCCTTACGACTGAATTTGGCCCTGTATCGGGTGCTACGTCAGTCGGACAAATCGTTAGAACTGCTGCTACGGATGTTGCGCGAGCAAGTGCCGCCGCTGAGGGCGGAATTATTAGCACCGTATTATCTTGGATCAAGCCCAATGCGGGATATAAGGATTTACGGCCCTTAGTTTTGAAGCATATCGGTGCTCGCAGGGCTAGTGCTACTACTCGTGCCCACGATATTATTCGTATCTTTAATGCTATTCCTCCAAAAGAGACTATGGACTTCTGGAATGAAGTTCGTGGGTTTATTCCTACTAATCCTGCACATGCTCAGCAAGTTGAACAGTTACAGATGATGCTAGGTAACCTATTTGGGGAATCTGGGTTAGCAAGCAAGTTTGCAGGTAACACAGCTATTGCTCGTTCGGGTACGAATGTTGCACATCTTAATAAGCACATGCGTATTGTGGGCATTAAGGACTTCAAGTTTGAGGACAAGGTTCCTGATCCGGTAAATCCTTCAAAAAAGATTATGCTTACTGGTCCTGAGATTCTTCAAGGTTGGAAATCATACAGCCCTGAGAATCCGGAAGACCTTCGCATGTTTGCGTTTAACTTAACGCAGGCTGTAGAAAATGCGATGGTAGAGTATTCAGCCTTTGCTCAGTTGGGTGCAGTATGGGGAAGTCGTAAGGCTAGGAATGGGTATATCGAGGTTAGTTCGATGCACCCTGCTATTGATGGGTTATTCTTCCCTAAGGATATCGCCCCTCAAATTGGTAAAATGGCTACAGGTATTGATAAATTCTCTGAACCTTTAGCTACTTCGAAGTTCCTCAAAGTGTACGATATGGCTCTCCGTACTTGGAAGGCCGGTGTAACTATCTTTGCTCCTAGCCACCATGTTAGGAATGGTCTTGGTGACTCATTCCTTTCCTGGATGGATGGGCTGAATAACCCGATCTACTACTCTAAGGCTTGGCAAGTAATTAAAGCTAATAGCCATAGGTATTCTGATCTTGGTGGAGAAGATATGAGGCCCTTCCGTGAGTTACTTGGTGAGGGTCGAGAACGGGAACTTATCGAGCAAATTACTAAGCAAAGCCAAGGTAGGATACCTAAGGGTACAAGGGTTATTGCTACTGGTAAGGCTGGTGGTAAGTCTTATCCAATTAGTATTGATCAAGTTTACCAAATGGGTTTCCGTCATGGACTATTCCCGCACTCTAGTGTAGTGGAAGACCTTCCTGGTACAGAGACTGCATTTGATAGGTTAGCAGAAAAGTTTCACCCTGGTAAGATTGGACCTTTTGCTCCTCTAAAGGGTAAGGGTGCCAAGGTTGCTCGTGGATTTTCTGAGAGTCGTGAGCATTACTTCCGTCTTGCCCACTACATTTATCGACTTGAACACCCCCCGAAGAAGGTTACCTCATTAGAGGAACTATTTGAATCTGCTGCTGGTCAGGTTCGAAAGTTTCACCCTGATGGATTAGATCTAACTCCGACTGAGCGTAGGTATTTCAGACGGGTTATTCCCTTCTATTCTTGGAATCGCAAGGCCATTCCTCTTATTATCGAAGGTATGCTACTTAAGCCCCACAAGTTCATTATGTATCCGAAGGGAATGAGCGCCGCTCAAGAGTATCAAGGGATAGATTCAAGTGTCTCTGATCCGTGGCCGGACGACCAACTATTCCCCAACTGGCTCTCAAGCAACGTTATTGGTCCTACTATTCTGCCTACTTCGGGCTTTGCTCGGGCCATTTCCCGTAGTCCAGAAGAAGTTGGATATGGTGTTATTAATCCTGGACTCCCCCAAACCGATATTATGGAAGATTTCTTCAATAATCCGGTTAAGGGAATTGGAAACTCAGTTACTCCCTTTGCTAAAATCCCAGCGGAACTAGGTTTCGATACTGAGTTTATGACTGGTGCACCTATTGAGGATTATACTCAATATGCAGATAAGAACATCCCTATTCTTGCAAATGCATCCCGTCTGTCGCAAGGAGCAATTGGTACTGGTCTTCTAGAAGGTGGGGATTTGCGAGGTAAGGAGACTAAACCGTACAACCCTGCGGGAATCATTAACTTCTTGACAGCGGCTGGTATCCTGGATACAGGAAGATTCATCAAGGGCGGTGAATTTGATCTAAAGGAACAGCGCGCTAAGGAACGTAAGAAGCAAAGGGAACAGTATGGCAGCCGTTGATTACCTCGAACGCCTTAGGGCGATTTCTGAGGAAGGCCCGCGCCAAACAGGATTTGAATTTAATCGTTCAACTAGGGATAAAATCAAGCGAGATTTCTTAGAAAATCTTCGGTTGCAGCAACAACGTATGATTGAGTTCGCGGCTACTATTCCACCACAAGACTATCAGAGACAAGGTGGGCTTCAAGGAGGATTCCCTGGCGGACTCTTATCTATGTATCCTTTAAGGGGTGATTTACGAGTCACTTCTCCGTACGGGGTTCATAGGAAAGGTCATAAAAGCGCACATACTGGTATTGATTGGGCATCCCCTGCTGGCACCACTATTTATGCTCCTGCTGCTGGCAGAGTTCGCAGCACTCGTTGGGATAAAATTTACGGAAATCAGACTATTCTGGATATTGGTGGTGGTCGGTCTCTTATGTTCGGTCATCAGTCTGGTTTTAATGTTAAACCGGGTCAAAGTATTGCTGCCGGTGCACCTATTGGTTATGTAGGAAGTACTGGTTGGTCTACTGGTCCTCACTTACATTTCGAGACATGGATCAATAACCAACCAGTCAATCCATTAAGTTGGTTCATCTAATGGCCTACATTAACCCAAGGTATATTCCTCAGGAAAAAACTACAGAACGCGAAGAACGGCAACGAGCATTTCAAGCTCTTTTGCTGGGGAATAAGCGTAATCCTGCACAAGATATGACCGGCTACAGGCGGCGCTTTAATGAGATAACAACCGGCGGTCGTCAAGCAACCGACTTTGAGTCTATGTTACGAGCCAAAAGACAGGCTGCGGAGTTAAGGGCTGCCCAAGAAAGGATGTACGCACAAGCGGGCAGGAGATTCAATGTTTCGGTCGGTCAGGGTCAAGGACCAGATTTATACAGCGGGATTAGCGTCCCTGGGGCAAAAGGAAGTTTTGCCGCTTTCATTAACGCTATTGCCGGACGTGAATCCGGAGGAAATTACGGGGCCAGGAACCGATCTTCTGGTGCTATGGGTAAGTACCAGATCATGCCTGGTAATATTAAAGGATCGGGACGAGGTTGGGATTATGAGGCTCTCGGGTACGACGTGAGCCCCGCGCAATTTATGCAAAGCCCTAAGTTACAGGAGGCAATCGCTCGATACAAGTTGCAGCAATATTTCTCTAGATATGGTGCATGGGGCGCGGCTGTGGCATGGTACGCTGGACCAGGTGCATTGAAGTATAGTAGGCAATCCCTGAATCGAAGGCAGGGTGCATATTCAAGCATTGCTACCTATGCTAACGCCATTGTGAAACGGATGGGTCTATGAAGGTTGATGTCTTTGACGTCATGATCGTGGCGGGGTTCGCATTCTCCATCTTTTCTGCTCTTTTATTTGCCTATGCTTACTTTCGAAGTAAGGTAGGGAATGCTACGAT